GTGCACCTGCTTGAGGTTGTCACACATTTCCAAGTAGGTGCCCTCAGGGATCATCTTGGAAATGTCGTCGAGACATTGCATGAGATTTTGGAGATTCTCCATTTTTACATATATTTTTTGGTACCCCAGATTCACTTAGGTTTTATTTGTAATCCAGTTTGGTCTGACAATCACTTTTGTACGGATTGTCGATTACCTTTTTATCAGGAATACTATAAAATTTACCAGTGTCTCCCTGCATAACCCCTAAATAACTGTTATGAGCCATGAGAAGATATTCCTTTTTTTCATCATTGAAATCATGAATTTCCACAAATTCACCAAAATCATATACACAGGCACTCGCTCGTCCCTGACGACATGCGTCGGGCTGTTGTTTATTTGGTTTTTTTGTCATTGGAATGTATCCAACTCTGTCTTCTTTTAGTACGATAACACCATCATATTCCGCTTTTGGTCTCCACGACATTATAGGAGTACCTCTTCTATCACGACCTGTCATTTCTTGTCTGGACACTATAGTCTTTCCACCACCGAATGTAATTTTAACGTTACCTTTTGTAATAGTTTGACCCTGTGTATTAAAACTGCTCTGACCTGCAAAAGATATATCCCGACCTACGCGACCATCAACAAAAACATTATTCCAGGTCACATTTTTACAACCCTCCCTGAGTGTCTCGAGTTCTTTTGCTTTTCGCTGAGCTTCTTGTTGCGCCTTCCTCGCCTCTTCTGCTTTTATGGCGGCTTCTTTGGCTGCAGCATCCGCTTCCGCTTTCTTCTTAGCTTCCTCTCTCAAAGCAGCAGCAGCATCATCAGCAGCCTTTTTAGCCTCGTTGTACGTAGTCTGGAAATAATCAATTTTCTTTTGAGTTTCGTCAACAGCCTGTTGCCATATAGCCTTCTCGTCATCATAAGTAGCTGTGTCCACAAATCCCTGATACACGAGTACTTGCGCCTTCGCCTCTGCTAATTTCTTACTCGATTCAATTACTGTCTTGAAAGCGTCATCCACATCCTTTGTTTCAAAGGTCGCCCTTTCGAGAGCATGTCTAGCTACTGCCACCTTCTTGCTCGCGTCTGAGGCCTCGCCTGTTTCTTCATTCATTTCTGTTATTATTTTTCCCATCTCCCGTTCATACGCCTCGTCATGTACAGATTTCAATTCTTTTTCGTCTAGTTCAGTGTCGGGTTCGGCGTCGTCGGGTAAACCAGATACATAATAGTACCCACCTCCCAGTATCGAAATACTACAGCAACATAAAAGTAGAAGCAGTACCAACATACTGGTTATTACTTTTACGTTATATTTTTTTAATGACACTTGCCAGGAGGTACATCACTGGGGGTAGAGAAAATGAACCCATCGCAGTCATGAATGCGGCACTCGCATCCTCGGGTGTCTTGATTTCACCGTTGATGACTTTCGAAATCGAAGTTTCCATCAACTTATCAACAGTCGTGTCGATGGGTTTCACGATAGCGGGAATCGCCGCTAGACCGATGAGTGTTGGTAAAATATGATGTTCATCACCTGTCACCTGAGCCGCCATATTCACAATCACACGGATGATTGACCCTGGCCAGAACACAGAGGCAAGCATCTGCCACGTCAACGTCTCTGTAGAAATCCTAAGCGTATCTACGATTTTGTCTTCTTCTTCGGCAGCATCATACGCTTTCTGTCCCTTGTCAATCGTGTCAAACATGACATAGGATGCGGCGACACAGTAGGACGCTGGGAGACCCCAGTCAGGGAGATACGTTGTAAAAGCTTCACCAAGCTCATTCGCGTACCCCATGTACCGTAAGGAAGTTTCACGATAAGGGTCAACATTCTTATATGCTGTAGCGTATATTTTAAAACGCTTCGCGCGTTTCGGCGTTAGTATTGGTCTACATGTAGCTAGAGCTAACATTATCTTGTCATGACTCCAAATCTTTATACATCATCAAGTCTGTCATCAGACTGCTCCAACCATTCAAGTCTCTTTTCGACAGCCGTACGATACCTGAGTCTAAATTCATTCTCTGTGTCCACAAACGCCCTACACATCGATTGTAGATCCTTCTCGGAAAACTCAATCTCGACATCCTCGTTACCAAGTCCATTCATGTAACAGTAATGTTTGATGACCCTCTCCTTCACCTTCTTGGTGATACGCTTGATGGGTTGCGCCTCCACAAGTTCCTTCCGTAGATAGGTTATCTGTCCCTGTATGAAATCACTATCTATATTGAGAGCTTTATCGAAGTAATAGTCATAAAAATATTGAAAAGTCTCTCGGGTTTCACCAATGGGGTGTATCCTAAAATCTTCATAATCGAAAAAGTATACTGGGTCTGCCCTCTTATTGTACGCATTCTTCAAGTGTTTACACAATTCGAGGTAATCCCCCTCGGGCAAGACATTCGAATGGCTGTCTATTATCTGCATGACTCGAAGCAAATCATCCATCCTTAAAGGTATTAATTTTAATTTGTCTAAGTAACTTAACGAATGTACGACAAGTCCGATTGTCAAACTGGTGTGGTACATATAGGTTATGGAAACTTCCACAGAGCACACCAGGCCATGTACATAGATGAGTACATGGAAAAGACAGGAGACCTCAGATGGGGTATCGTCGCCGTCAATCTCAGGGACGAGGGATTTCGTGAGATTGACGATTACATCGTGAAGACCCCCTCGGAGTACAAGGTTGTCAGGTCACACCTTGATTACGTCGACTGGACGAAGAATAGAACCATCGCCAAACACATGCTCACCTTACCAAGTGTTCATCTCATCACCATCACCGTCACAGAGAGTGGATACGCACCTGGTTCACCCCTCTTCGAGTACTTGGCATGTGGCCTCAGAAACCGTAAAACACCTGTGACCATCTTGTGCTGTGACAACATCAGACAGAACGGCCTCACCCTCGAGACACAGTTTCTAGCATACCTCTATCACACGAACCAACATGAACTCGCTGTATGGATTCGGGATAATGTCAAGTTTCCTTCGTGTATGGTCGACCGCATCACACCTAGAACAACCGATACTCTCCGTGAAGATGTTGAAAAGAGGTTTCCAGGTTATGGTTACAACGCCGTCCAGACAGAGGAGTACAGGCAGTGGGTCATCGAAGATAACTTCTCTTCAGACTTTCCAGACTTGACACAAGTTGGTGTTGTCATCACGAAAGACATTGAACCCTATGAAGAGACCAAGATTCGTATCCTCAACGGTGGTCATACATCCCTCGCCTACCTCGGTGCTCTCTCGGGGTATGACACATTCGATGAAGTCATGAATGACCCGACACACCGCCGCCATTTCAAACAACTTCAATATGGAGAGATTATTCCCTCCATTGAAAGTGAACTCCCATTTGACATTTTTGAGTACGTCGACAAGGTTGAAGAGCGCTTCTCGAACGCAAGCAATGTCGACGAACTTGATAGAATTTGTATGGATGGATTTACAAAGTTTCACACATTTGTGGTACCTTCTCTTCGGAAGTGTCTCGAACAGGGGAAGAAACCGATAAACATCTACAAAGGTATCGCTGCGTGGTACATCTACTCAAGAAGGTTCGCGAGGGGGTGTACTAAAATACGGTACAACGAACCCAATTGGACACTTCTCGAACCCCTCTTGAGGGATGGAGCTGTTGATGCTTTTGTATCTAATGAGCGTTTATGGGGCGACATTCCAAAAGAGTTTATTTCATTTACACGAGACCTAAAAACTGTTCTACTCTCTCAAACATATGAACATGAAATTGACTTACTCGGTTAAAAAATTAAAGTCATTACTTTATAGGAATGGCTGGGCGTTCTGATATCATCGTCACCGGCCTACAAGACATCTATTTAACAGGTCAGCCTCAGATGTCTTACTTTATGAATCGTTTCAAGCAGCACACGAAGTTCACAACTCAAACCCTAGAAATGCCGTTTAATGGTGAACCTGATAGAGGTAAAACTATTATTGCCCCCATTTCTACGACATCTGGTGATATGATTTCTAATATGACCCTCAAGATATTTGTGAGTGACAACATAACCACAAATGTGTACGACTCGTTTATCAAATCAACGATAGAATACATAGACCTTTTCATAGGCAAACAACACATAGACCGATTAGACACCGAATACATCTCTATGTACATGAAATTGAGGTCAAGTGAGACAGGTGATTTGAACATTCTCTACCGAGATTCCTATAATGTGAATTCTCATTTCTCGAAAGATATTCCTCTGTACCTAGATTTGCCATTTTACTTTTACAAAAAACCGCACTTGGCTATACCCTTATGTGCGATGCACAAACACTCCCTTGAAGTGCACGTCAAACTTCGCGAACCTGTGACGTTTCAAAATGAATATATGCCGGTGGACTATTCGAATATTCTCACGATACGGAAAATTTCTTTAAATGTAGATTATCATCACCTTATGGAGATGGAACGTAATTTTTTCAAAACAAGGCCCATCGAATATATCATAACACAGACACAAAAGGCCAAAAAAGAGATTAAGTCTAGTGATATTGACAAAGAGCACACGTTTATGTGTAACTTCAAACACCCCGTGCGAGAGTTTTTATTTTTTCTCCGCCATGACGCGTGGGAAAAACTCACGAATAGGGGAAACATAAATGAAGAGCTAGACTACGCAAATCTGAGAATAAACCGAGAAATTCTCTTCGATGGTTCACATGTGGACCTGTCATCAGATCAGTTTCTCAAACGCTACAAAGCCCCTAGTGATATCATCGAAGAAGAGCTTATATGGCATCGGAATAGTAATTACTATAACAAGACATTCGTCCCGTTAAACGATATTCTCACACTGGAGGCGGTGAGAGATATGTCAGTCAATGGCGAAGCCTCATTAGGATTTTTTAAACGTTTCAAGGTTAAAAACGGTCTATTTTATGCATATGCATTGGGTCTGAATCACTTGAATGGCGAACCTAGTGGTCATCTCAATATGAGCCGAATCATTCATCAGCAGTTTACATTTAAATTTAAAACTCCTGACACAAACTCTATATATTCCGTGTGGAACTCTCTACATGACGCAACGTTCACTATATACGCAGTGAGTAATAATATACTAACATTTGAGGGTGGGTTGAGTGGCTTAAAATATTAATGTGTCATTATAATAATGGCCGGTAGGTTGGACGTCATAACATATGGTGAAAATGACAAATACCTGACCCTAGATCCAGAAAAAACTTTCTTTCATACACAGGTAACCAAGCGTCCCAATTTTGCTGTAAACTTTTCGGAAATGGGTATGCAAGGAAAGGGTCTAGGTTTTGGAAAAACAGTCAGGTTTACTATACCACAGAACAGTGGTCACTTGTTGAAGAGTGTTACACTCAGTATAAAAGCCGATGATATACCCAAAGAGTGGAACTTATTCTACCAAGATGGTGCCGGTGTGGGTGTCATCGAATATGCAGATCTTATCATAGGAGGGAATATCGTTGAACGTCTTGATTCAAATTACATCACCATAGAAAAGACGTACTTTAACAATTCTAGACAACAAGAAACCGTAGAAAATCTTACCGGAATTGTGCCACAGACAACCTTCTCTGGGTGGTATGGATGTAGAAAATCCTTTTCAAATAAAACATCTCAAAAGAGTTTCGACTTTCAAATCGAGTTACCTTTCTACTTTTGTAAAACACCTGAACTAGCTCTACCAATATGTGCCCTACACAAACAAGAAGTTGAGGTGGAGATAAAGTTCAGAGATTTGAAGGATATTCTCTTCTCTAAGATGCCAGACTTATACGGTGAAGACTGTTCAAATTTTCCGATTCCCACTTACTATGACGAAAACTGGATACGAACAGGTTTACCCATATTCCTAGAATTCGTAAAAGGATGGGACAGAACAGTGTATTCCTATTTCAAGTACAACAAGACCCCTTTATATGATAATACGGGGGCCAGTATGACAGACGCCTTCCTAGGTCGTAACGGATTGGCTATACATCGAGGAGATACGGCTACAAAATTTAGGGACTGGTATCCATATTCAGAAAGTTATGGTGAACCATCATGGTCTATGTTTAATTTTTTAAGAGAGAATGGGAGTGACACATATGATGGATGGAATAACCAAACTTTACAGTCGGTCAATCCAGAATTTTTTGTACATACACCAATCACCAAAGTCATCTACAACTCTTTTCCAACAACCCTAAATGGTACAATCAGTATGCGTGTTTACGATGGCGATAAGGAATATTCTAAAAATGTGACACTAAAAAATCCATATACAAGTCTAGCGACGTTGGAGGTCATGAGTACAGTTTTTTACGACACAACCACGTATAGGTCATTCGCGATGGAAAAAACATCACCAAATTTATTAAGGGATGTTTATAATCACGAGATTGAGGCTGTGTATGGTGGTTCTGCTAATCCATTTACAGATATAGGCACCCAAAACGAATTAGCTGTGCCATACTTGTGGAAAAAACGAGGTCTCGTCGCGGTGTGTAACGTGTTGGGAGTATCACGTGGTGTTCGTTTCGCCTCATCCACTTCTCCGTCTTCTTATAGAGTAAGCGATTTTGTGAGAAGACCTGAACAGTACAATTCCTTTGTAACTGCGACTGGAGTTGGTTATATTCGAATATACAATCAGTATCCCGTTGGTGAAGGATACAATGATACATGGAATCCCGACGCCAACTTTACGCATTCAGTGAACAGAATCAAAGAAATTGAAGAGTTGGAAGGGGGTAGTAAAACTTCAAGTGATGTTATATCAGAAGGTCTACTTGAACTTCATGCTCCTATGCATAGTTTTATACAATTCCAAAACCCATTTTATAAACATATTGGTGCAGTGGATGAACCGATTCCAGGTTATCCGAATCCTTCCGATAATTTACCAGTTTCGGCATCAGCTGTAAATTTTAGCGTGAAAGAATTTGGTAAAGTTACACGTATTTCATCAGCGGGTAAAGCAATCGTTGCGAGTTTAGGTTATAGTGATGCATTCACCGATTTAAGAGTATTCACATGGCATCCGAATAAACGAAACGGTGGTTCAGGTTACCCGGGATATTCTTACCCAAGTAACGAATTTAGAGAAACTGATAGGTTTGACGGTGAAAGGTTTCAGATGGTATGGCCAAATTCTAGAATAGATGTATCCGCAAACCGTGTTTCTACGACACAAGATTCAGTATCAGACTTTCAATTGAGTGATTATTGGGAAACAACGGATTTCGGAACGACATTTTTAGATGGGCGCACAGCTGTAGAAGACAATGGACATTTTGCCCTGTTTTGGGGACATGTGAGAAATATAACTATTCCGTACAGTTATGTGGTGAACACGACAACAAATGATTATAGGGGGTTTGTTCAGATTTACCAGTGGAATTTCAATGATTGGAGTACATACCAAAGCTATGTACAAGATTGGGAGAAGCAATTTTCCATCGCACAAACCATTTATCCACCCGATACACCCACGTATAACTATAATTTTGGGCAAAAACTATGTATCTCTAGAACGAGTCAGATGCTTATCGTATCCGAACCTCATTGGGTGCCACCAGAGCGTCAGTCGGAGGAAGACAAGTTGAATAATATTGACTGGAACGTTGGACGTGTACACATCTATAAGCGAATTCCAACAATAACGGTTACGAGTTTGAACATCACCGTAGATGGAGGTAAGTTTTACATAAATGGTGTACAACAAGATACACTCGAACTCCATGCAAATAAGACTTATACATTTGACCAATCCGACCCAAGTAATGCTGGACACCCACTAAAATTTTCGACAATGAGTGATGGTACACACGCAGGTGGTACAGAATACACTACAGGTGTAACGGGTAACGGAAATGCACCCGGTGGTGGTCAATCCTCCCCCGCGATAATAACATTCATTCCACCATTGTCACTGGCTGGAACCACGATATATTACTACTGTCAGAATCACTCTGGTATGGGTGGTTCGATGAATGTAACGACCTCCGGTGGTTCATACACTCTACACCAAACCATTTATCCAGAATTGCCTTCGTATAGTGATAGATTAAAACGTAGTATAGACTTAGGGCACGGTATCTATACTTCTTGGAATGACCCGATTCAGAAGAGATGGGAATTTGGTAGAACGATGGATCTCAGTGATGATGACAAAACACTTATCATTGGGGCTGACTCTAATACAGATTTGGGACCTAATGAAGCTCCGAATGGTACTTCGGGTGGTTGGGTTTCTGTCTATCAACTTAATGACTCCGGTGCGTTCGAGTTTAAATCTATTTTAAACCAGAAACTGGGTGATGACGTGAGTTCGGGATTCGCATCTAGTACTATAGCTGTGAATAGCGATGGAAACGACATTGCCGTATCAGCCGATACGGCTGACTGGAATCCAGACTCTGAACTACCATTTCCTGATACGACGTATGACCCACAGGCTCAAAATATAGCTTCTCTGAATTATACAGAATGTGGTAATATCCAACTCTTCTCACGAGACACGAAGACACCTCGGAACTATCGAGATGTGGATATAGACATGAATACGTGTAAACTCAAAATGGAAATGGTCTATCTTGATAAACATGAAGAAGTCAAAATAAAAAATACACCTGCGACATATATCATCACACAGTTGCAACGGAATTCTTTCAATTGGAGAGAATATGAAGGATTGTATTACGATGATGACTATGTTCAGGCTTCACAAAAAAATCAATATAAACTCAACTTCTGTAATCCGGTCAAGGAGCTATTTATCATAACAAAGAAGAATAATGACCGAGCCCTTCAACTATTACAAGACTCGAATACAAATACATCAGAATTGTGTTTTTTCCAAGGTGTAACAGATTTCGATGGATTTGTCAGAAATTACGGAAATAGGGAAACGAACAATGTTTTCACATCGAGTAAATTCCCACAACCTGTTATGGAGTCGTTGAAAAGTGTGTCATTGAAACTCGATGACGAAGATGTCATACCAGTAGATGGTATCGGTGAATTCCCATCACATTTTCTTAGAGCCATACCCGCTTCTAAGTATCACACACACACATCTCTGAATAGACGGGTATACATGTGGAGTTTTGGAATCAATCCCGAAGATTGGAAACCGACGGGTCAGCTCAACTTCTCAACCGTAAAAAATCAGTTACTATCCGTTGAGGGGTTCAAAACTGGGTGGACTCATCAACATGACCTATTTGTGTACGCTCGAAGTTACAACGTCATGAAGATTGATGATGGTGTCGCGCATCTGTTGTATCCCTTGTATGGTAACGGAAAGTCGGGAAAACTTCGAGATGTGAATGACTTTCCAAATCCAAATATAAATGAATTGCTTGTTGGTAATGAAACAATCACACATGAGCGTACTCAAAATTTTGTTGATCCAGGAATTGCTTTAGACCCCGATTTCACATTTGAAAGTAGTAACAACCTAGATATAAATACAGTTGGAACGTATAGATTCGATTACAATATAGTGAGTGAACATGGAATACCAAATCATAAGAGTTTCTCTCGTATTGTGAACGTTGTTGATACAACTGCACCTGTCATATCTCTAAACTTCCCGGAACAAAACCCAATTGAACTCATCTTCAACACAACTGTCACGCCGACATATTCACAACCATACGTCGAATTCGGCGCTGTCGCTGATACGGGTGAAACCGTGACAATTACTATTTTTGAAACCGACGCTAATGGGAACAATCCAGTAGAAATTAGTGACATAGATACAGAAAGAGATAGTTATTACAATGTCACGTATTCGGCGACTGATAGTAGCGGTAATACAGGTACCGCGATAAGACGTGTAATCGTTAAAGAAGATGCTGATGCTCCTATCGTGACTCTTAATGTTCCGAGTTACAATAATGTAGAACTGTTCTATAATATTCAAAACAACTACTCTGAAACGTATACGGAGTATGGTGCCTCCGCAACAGATATAGAGGATGGTTCACTATCGGTTACTACGACGATCACTAGAGCGCCTATCGGTGGTGGTTCATCCGTGACAGTAACTACAGTTGACCCAGTCGTCGAAGGTTTTTACACTGTAACATATAGTGCTACCGATACGGCCGGTAATGTAGGGACAGCTGAACGATTTATAACAGTGATAGAAGATACGGTGGCTCCTGTAATAACATTAAATGGCGCCAACCCCGTAAATCTCATTTATAATGATACAGTCACACCGACGTTTTCCCAACCATACGTAGAATTTGGTGCCACGAGTGACGGGGGTGAAGTGGTAACCATAGATAGTAGTGCGGTAAATGAAACGACTGCAGGTACTTACACAGTGAACTATTCAGCTACGGACAGAGTTGGAAATATAGGAACAACAACAAGAACGGTCATAGTGACACTTGACGCAGATGCACCAACCGTAACTCTAAACACTCCGAGTTATAATCCTGTTGATTTGGTTTATAATTCAACAAATGGTTACTCAGAAACATACACTGAATATAGTGCCAGTGCCACTGATGCCACCGACGGAACTCTGAGTGTTGTAAAAACTGTCACTCGTAACGGAACCAGTGTTAGTGATGTGGATCCAATTGTGGCAGGTACGTACACCGTCAGGTATACTGCTACTGATACAGCTGGTAATGAAGGGTTTGCAACTCGAACCGTCACAGTCGTGAATGATACAGTAGCGCCAGTAGTGACACTCAACGGGAGTGTTCTCATTAAAATTGTTCGAAATTATAGTGGTTCTTTGGGTATACCCAGTCCACCAGTAACTGTGAGCGCACCCGACCAAAACTTACCGGTAGTCATAACTGACCCCAATAGTAGGTCAATAATAGGTACATACTACATCGTGTATACAGTTACCGATAGAGCACAGAATATAGGTTCTGTTTCGAGACAGGTTAATGTGTACTCAACAACTACAGCACCATCTTTCAGTTTGATTGGTGGTAACCAGACCATAACAGAATGTGAGTCATATACAGATCCGGGGTATCAAAATGTGAATTTTGAAATTTCAAACACACCGACATATTCGACCAATCTGAATACATCCTTACCTGGTACATACACAGCTTCGTGGACATCTACAAGTCCCCTACTGGGTTCCACCCAAACGACGACACTCTCACGAACTGTTACAGTGAATGCAATTTCATTCACACCCAATCCAACGGCTGATGAGGCATTTAGTTATTATGAACCCATCGCAGATAATTCGGGATACACCAGTTATAACTTACGTATAAGTGATTCCACCGATACGAGTTATGCTCATCCAGCGGGTGACACCGTATATCGAGTAAATCGTAGATACAGGCCTACATGCAATAACAATGACCGCGCGAGTCGAATCATTTTCAGACACTATGCAAACTTCCGGTACTCAGCTATTCGGACAATTAGTTCTAGTCTTAGTGGAACTTTCAATTCTGGGACACTTGGTGGTTCACCTCAAGGTACGGCGGTTTTGTATCACACTCTTTCTGGTTATAACGCGGGTGGTGGAAGAACGAGTGGTGGTATAATGACTGTTGGTAATTTATCCGTGACCGTCAATTCGAGTCAGAGAAGGTATGAAATTCGATGGAATAATGGTCAATTAATATCGAACACTACATACATTTCCGTACCAAGTAGTTACATTAATAAACAGGTCGTTCTTAGTGTTACGGGGAAAGTTACTAGAACTACGACTTCAGGTGTTGATTCTGAATACGTCGAAAGTACACCTACGGGTTCGAGACTTCAGTACAGGGCAAAAGTCACGGTTACACATGGTGTAATATTCAAAGCGCGGTTGTGTGCATACAATGGCACTGCTACACAAACGCCATCTACACTTCAAAGTGATGAGGACTGGTTCGTATTAGGTTCAACTAGCGGTTCTGGGGGTAATGTCCAAGATAGTTACGGAAGTTACTATAGTACCGACTATCCTAACATTCCTACTCAATACGGAAACCCCAGTGATAATTATCTAAACTACGCCTCCGCACAGGCTGATATACCCACCGTGGAAAGTAATGCACCAAATTACGCCTTCTTTGATGCCGGTAGCACTACACCCAATGTAAATTTTATCATTCTCGCGGGTAGCAACAGTTCAGGATGGACCATATCAGATGGTGGTTCCTTAAGAACTTTGATAATAACAGACCGATATTCCGGGACATACGCTTAAAGCTAATTTATATTTGTATAGTATGGGTAGTGAAGCCGCGCAGATTTCACTAAAAGCTATTGGAAAGCAGGATACCCACCTCCTTTCCAAAGACTTGGAAAAATCGTTTTTCACAAATTCGTATGTACCACACAGTCCCTTCTATATGAAACAGCGTGTTAAAACTATCTACAATGTAGAAAATCAGATAGATTGGCCTTGGGGTACAAAATTAAAAGTTCAATATGACCCGAAACTAATGGGAGACTTACTTTCAAATATGTCCATAACTATACCTCTCCCAGCATTTCCAAATGACCCACCGGGTAACTTAGACAATTACGCACCCATGATTGGATACCATCTCATAAAAAGTGTTGTGATGTATGTCGATGAGATAGAAGTTGAACGTCTTGATTCAGATTGGAATGTTATCTATCATAACATCTATCAAGACATCGATGAAGAACAGATGTCAGAAATTAACCTCAATCGGGGATGGTCTCATAGACTTTGGTCTACTAACGCAGCCTTCAAAGAAATTCATAAGCGTGCCATTCCGATCACGATACCACTCAGATTTTTCTTCAGTCGTCGTTACGAAAAGGGAATTTCCGAAAAACCATATTTTCCACTTTGTGCTATACACAAACAGAAGATTGAGTTTGAGTTTGAGTTTCATAAAAAGTCTTTTTTTACTCCCACGGTGAGTGATATCAGACTTCAGCACTTCAATATCATAACTGACGAAATTAAAGTAACAGAAGAGGAACGTCTCTATTGGGTAAAAAATTCACAGGTTATAACAACTGAATTTACAAACAAACACCCCGTATATGAAAATAAAGTTGATTCGCGAGAAATTGTGGCAAATTTAGTTCCAAAAATTCCAGTTAAGTCCCTCCATTGGTTCATTAGAAATAGTGATTTTGAGAAGGAAGATGAACCTCTCGAAACCAGTTATGGTACACAGGCAAGTTCACTTTCTAATGGAACCAGTAATCAACCCATTGCCCACTATAGCAATCGCTTCAATCTATCATCTGTACTACCAGTCGGGCAATTGGTTGATGACATATACTCCGAGTATGACAACGTCTCAAAAATACAGATGTATATCAACGGTGAAGAAGTGGTAAAGACTCTAGAAAATGGTCCAAAGTACTTTAGATTTTACACATGTTCGAAAAATAACCTCTCACTTCCCAAACATCATCATATATACACATACACATTCGCACTTAACCCTCGCGACCCCGCGCCATCTGGATACTTTGACTTTGAGAATACAAACTCCGATAAAACCTTCATCCGGGTAAACATTAAGGACTCGATAGAGTCTCCGCCACGCAATGGTGTATGGAAAATGCACATATATTACACTGGCTACAAAACTATGAAATTTGAAGATGGTTTTATGAGATTTGCATAAGTTATACCTCTTCTTCGTCATCATCTTCACATGCTTGGCAAGGCGCGTCAAACATGTGACAGGTGTGTTCACCATTTTCAACCATCTCGCGAACATCAGGGTCATGTATGATATCGTCGTCGTCGTCACACTTGACCTTTTTGGCTTCGAGTTCTCTGATACGTTCCCGAAGTCTTTTGATTTCATTATCAAAATCCTCTTCCGTCCAGTCATCAAACTCGTCTGGGGAGGGCTTCATCTCAACGAAAATTCCTGGAGGGAGTGGGTGGCTTCGGGTAGAACCCATTTTTTTCTTGAAAATTACAATGTTTTGATTCTACTTAGGTAAATTTATCTTCCGCAATCTAAATCGCACGTTCCCGTTTGAGGGGGGGAGTTGAATCGTACCATTTCGCATAGGTAAACGCTTACCCTTAGAGTCGGAAGTCTCCATGATGTACAGAAAATACTCTTCGAAATATTTCCATTGAGCCGTCTTACGATTCGTCTTGGGAACATACTCATGAATCACTCCCCAAATAAACTTTTTAATGTATTCGAGGCGTTCACGTGGGTCTTTGGGACCGGGTCTAAGGATACCGAGGTCAGTCATCATAACGAGAAATGACTCCATGTAACAGAAGTGGTGTTGGGAAAGTTCATCGTATTGAGAAATGACAAATGCCTCCTCCAACTTCTTTTGAGAAAGACCCATCGAGTTCTTATTCTTAAAATTGGCAAACGACTGTGAAACGAAACCACCAGTGGGTTGTGGGTAACAACCATTTAACGGTTTCATAGACAGTTTGTATCTACGACTGAGTAATGAACGAAGTGGTTCTTCAAAATCCGAATCTGTATCCGTCATCGAATCATAGATTACAGCCGTCTTATTGTCATGATTGACTTTAGCCATACCATAGTGTCCCGAACCATCTGGGTATGAATGTTCCATCAAAATATATTCGATACCAGTGACTCCATTAGACGATGCGCGATTCCTTTCCATCGCACTAGTCTTACGATATGAAAATTTGAAATCTTTTCCAGATTCCTTTTTAATGTCTTCTCCAAACCTTACAAAGAAACCATCCCTGTGAAGGTAATCCTTTGCCATCTCGGAAGCATCCTCTATAGCCATGAGGTTACGAGCCCTCGCATTTGTGGTAATTCTGGATTCGATGTAATCATTCTTATCAATTTCGGGAGTTTCATCTTTTATTTTCAGGAGTCTGTTTCTTGTTGGAATGTCCTTAATCAACTTGATGGGAACAAGTGACATTTTATGATAGTGTGAAAATAGTTTTAAGTTAGATGTGATGTTCAGCCCAAAGTTGTGTATAGAATTCACAAAGTTTGCGGTACGTTTCTTCCGAAAGGTTGTGTTTGGTTCTGTCAACGATGAATTCCTCTCGAAACTTTTCAATAATGGTATCCATTGTGTAATGTGAAAATATAATTTCTGTACCCCACTTAGGTATGGAACATGTACGAAAGATAATGGAAATCATGGATGACGAGATGTTCCCAACGAAGAGAGAGTGGGTGTATGTGAAAATATGCAACGAACTCAAGCAGATACACATTCAATTACAAGAACTGTCAAGACTGAAAGCGCTACATGCACCAGCTACTGTCGACCCTTCAGCGCGTATAGAACCACGCACTTCGGCTACTCTCGACCCCTCGGCACCTCTCCGACACAGTACCTAAAATTTCTCTGTGCGATTGTACCTCGATGTACAAACCACATGAGTTCTTCGTATCCACACGTTTGGGTAAACTCTCGCCAATAAGACTTGGTAGCTTCTCGAAGTTGTGTAAAGATTCCAGCTTTCACTTTGTTTTCGGGGTCTTTCTCGTGTTCGATATAGGCATCTTGAAGTGCGTTTGTCGCCACAATCCACTTATGACAGTGGTTGAGGGCATCTGAGGTCATGATGAAATCTTCGCCAACCACATCAGGGGTCACGAGGAGGGTCTTCTCGCTTCGATGGAGTTCCTTCATTATTCTGCACATCTGTAGATAATCCCCCTCGGGCATCAGTTTCGCGTTTTTGTCTATCAGGCTCATTAAACTTTGCATACTGGGGGAGGAAGTAGGGAAAGGGGGTGGGTTCGTAGGCAGTCTTGATTGTAGGTTCGAACTTCATCTTGAAAATTACACACTATCGAGGCTACTTAGGTTCATTTTCGACTTTGAACTTCCCTTGAAAAAGTTCTCAACACTCTCAAATTCTTCAAATAGGGGGGTAATGTCGTCATTCTTGTACATGGAAAGACGAATCCTGTCAGATAAATTTACAATTCGAGTGTACATGGTCTCATCCCATTTCTTCTTCTTTACGAAGGACATTAGTCTCTTGCACTTCGTAGAGAGGACTTCGAGATTTTCACGGCGGTCGACAACCCTCTCAACTTCAATGTACCTCTTCTCACCGCAGTCATTGACAGCTTCAATCAACTTTCGTTTAGCAACGAGAGGAGGTTTCGGGGCAAAGAAGCCGACGACAGCCTGGAATAAGTTGGACATTTCCTAGGTGTGGGTGGAGGGTCGATAGGTTGGGTGCAGTACAGAACTTCGTGCCAAATAAGGCGTTGGACGTCTGGACAGAGGGCTTCAGTCGCTTGGAGAAAAGCGATCCGATACTCGTCGGTGACGACAGGGAAGTGGTATTCTTTCATTCTTGCTTTTCTTCGGGATCAATGTCTTCACTTAGGTTTCTTTCAAGTTTCATTTGCTCGAGTTGAACATCTAGAAATACTCGAGTGGGTGCATCCCAAAGAGCCATCTTAAACCACTTGTATGTAGATTCGACGTAGTATGGACCCATTCCATACAGGGTGTTAAAAATCGCTGTGAGAAGCATCTTTAGTTTATTATGGTCATTTCTTTTTATATGACTTCATCAATCTGACGAAGTCCCAAATACATAAACCAGCCATCGTCCCTGTGAAAATAATTGTGTTCCTCGCGATTGCGGGAACCATATTATTATGTTAGATATTAGTAGACATGTCTTTAGACGACATACCTAAAAAGGTTCAATATGTCATTTTGGATTCAAACTTTGTCAATGGAACGAACAATACCTTCTCTCTCGACCTGACCCTAAAGTCTAATACACACGTCGAAGATATGGGTCGTGTACTAGGCGTCAAGATGGTTGATTTCTACATCACACAAGTTGGTGAGAATGATTCCAACTTGAATACGAATGTTGCCAAGTTTGTGGATATCGTATGCCCAGATATTCCAAAACCTGCACAGATTCTCGACGAACGTCATGGACAGGTGTTTGCGAGGGTACCCCTAGAGAGACACTTTGCGGGAAGTAATGGGATTGTTCTTCGAGACAAACAATGGAAAAGTTTCAATCGTCATCAAAACTATTTCAATCCCATTTCCATCAAGAAGTTGGACTTTAAAATTTACGAACAACAGGATGATGGTGACTACAGTCTCCTCCAACCAGATGCAAAGTGGTACATGATTCTTGAAATCACCACAGTCAATGTCAAAGAGAAACCTAAAGACCGCGAACTCCAAATTTTACAAGCACTTCAGAAACTTCTCAAGAAAATTGATACCCTCAATGAAAATGTTCAAAAGCTGCCCGATAAACCCCCAGAGGAAAACCCTAAAAAATACTCGTTTGGTCTTTTAGTCGCCATTTTGGTCTCATTATTTGGTGGCTTCATATGGTGGGTCAATAAAAGTTCTGCGTAAAAAGTATGGGAGGTAAAAAGGGACGTCGTCTCAAAATTTCACTCTCATCGTCTTGTGATACTGAATATTTCGAGGAAGAGATGGAACTCGAGGAAGTGCATCCAGTTGTAATTCCCAAGAGTGATAATCAGAGAAATTACAACCGTGTGTTGTACAGTATCAACAAACCCATGATATTCGCGGTGGGACCAGCGGGGACGGGGAAAACGATGTTGGCGTGTTGTGCAGCCATACAGGGGTACAACGATCGAACATACAAGCGGATTGTATTGACTCGTCCAGTCGTCTCCGTGGAGGAGGATATTGGATTTCTACCAGGTACCATGGAAGAGAAGATGGATCCATGGACAAGACCCATCATGGACATCTTTGCCGAATATTACACACAAAATGACATCCAATACATGATCAAAGAGAAAATCATAGAAATTTGCCCCCTCGCGTACATGCGTGGAAGAACCTTCAAGGATGCCTTCATCATAGCAGATGAAATGCAAAACTCCACCCCCAATCAGATGAAGATGCTTCTCACCCGTGTAGGTGAAGGCACGAAAATGGTCGTGACGGGTGACCTCAGACAACACGACAGGAAGTACGAAGAAAACGGTCTCAAGGATATATGCGAACGTATCTCAGGTAAAAACCACAAACGCATCGAATATATCCAGTTTGAATTCAAGGATATTGAAAGGAGTCCCCTCGTTAGGGACATCCTAGAAATTTATGGAGACTCGTAAGCATCATCACCATACAAATCCTTAATAATCTCGATGACATCTTGAGCATCCTTGTGAGCCGACTGAGTTGAGCGCAACATCCACTTCGCATGTCTCTTAATCTTCTGTTCAGCTTCCTTGTGTTTCTTTAGTTCCAGCTTCAGTTTTTCAATTTCGGTATCCCTGTGATTCTCCACTTCAGCCTTCAGCTTCTCGGCTTTCACGTGAGATGCCGCCTTCACAATGATGGGACGCCTGGGTGTTTCGGGTGAATATTGACGCCAGTGCCTTTCAGCTGTATTATAAATACACAATGGTCTAGCAGCCAACATGTATTTATAATAGGGTGTACAACTTTATATGCGTTTAAACGACCGAGGTGGTCACAACCTTCTTCTTGGCGGGAGCCTTCTTGGTCGCGGTTGTCGCAGTCTTGGGTTTGGCAGGAGCCTTCCCGGGTTCGGAAGGTTGGGCAGCAGAGCCCTTGCACTCACACTTACATTCACAAGCGGGGCCAGCGGGACCCTGGGGGCCAGTAGCACCACGGGGACCAGCGGGACCCTGGGAGCCAGCACCACCTGTACCTGTACCCGCATTGTCGATAATCTTCAAGAGAAGGTCATACAGACGACCCTTGTCGAGGCGAGTGCGCTTAATCTCCTCTTCAACTTCTTTGCGTAGAGCATCCATCGTAATATATATAAAAGAAAGATAATCTTTAAGAGTAATGATCGTGATTGGCCCCGCTCTGAACACAGGAATTGGTCATCACGCAAAAAAGTATACACGGCTTTTTGAGAACACATGTGCTTACTACATATTTGGTAAAGAACTCCCCCAATGTGACAATGGTCTCATCTTCATGCTTCCAATCCCTGCACATTTGGAATATCTCAAGCATGCGAAGAGGCGTATAAAAAACCTCGCCTGTATGACCGTCTGTGAAACAGAGACTGTCCACGAGGACTATGGTCTCATCATGAAAGAGTTCAAGAGAGTCGCTGTACCGAGTGAATTCTGTAAGAGGGTTCTCTCTCGTCAGTTTCCTGAGAATGAGTTTTACGTGATACATGCTCATATCCCTGAACCGATGGAGAGACCTTACACTTTCTATCACATCGGGAACATCATGGATCCCCGTAAAAAATTTCGAGAAGTCCTACAAGCTTTCATCCGCCTGAATGAACCAAACACTCGCCTGGTCGTCAAGGCAACTTGTGGTAAGGATATACAGATTCAACTTCCTCGAGTCGAGGTTATCAACAAGATGCTCGATGACGAAGAGATGAATGAATTACATGCACGATGTGATTGCTACGTAAGCTTCTCTCACTCTGAGGGTGTAGGTATGGGTGCTGTGGAGGCTGCGTTGAGGGATAAACCTGTTATCATCACAGACTACGGTGGCGCTCCTGAGTATATCAAGACACCCTACACGATTGATTGTGGACTTCAAGAGTTGGAGAAGGATGATTTCCTCTTCAAAAAGGGAATGGTTTGGGGAGACCCAAACTTTGACCAACTCTTGGAGTACATGAGACACGCCTATGACAACCGCGTTCGACACATGGAACATGAGCACACGAAAAAGCTCGTGGGGAGGGAGAACGTCTTACAGGAGTTTCTCCTGAATGTAATTGGTGGCAAGGACAATGAGGCCAATGAGGATGGTACCGCTCATCATTGAACTTTTTTGGGCAATGAGGGTCATCACGAGGTCGTCGACAACCTGGATACCCGTGGGCTTCTTGATAATCTGGGGAACGAGGGTTGCGAGGGTAATGTAAAGCGCCATGGCTATTATTACAGGTCTAAGAGTCTCCTGGTCAAACATCGTCTTTCTATTAGTCGGCGATTTTAATTTGACTCACATCTACTTTCATACCGAGGGTGGCATTCTTGACACTGTGTTTTTTACAGTAGTCACCACACACCGCCTTGAAGGAGCAAGACTTCCCCGTCATCGTCGTCGCACAACACGTCTTCTTCGCCGTACGCTTCTCGTTCACCACCTCGGGAGCCTTGTCGATAACAATAACTTGTCTCGAGTCCTTCTTCTTCTCATGCTCCAAGTACTTCTTCTTCATAACCCAAGTCGCATTTGCGAGTTGGACACACCTCTCATCTGGTTCGCCGATACGGTACATTCTAGCCGCATCGGCGAGGCAGCGCTCCCAAATGTGGTCACGGATGACTTCCATTTTTGTTTCTTAATTTTTTACATTTTTGTTCCCCACTTAGGCTTCCCCTCCGATTTCAGCTAGGTAAATATCAACCTGACCAGCAAATTCGGGACAAGTCTCTGTGGTCTTTTTGGTGACAGCATCTTGAACATTTGTGATATGTTCCTTGAATTTCTTGACATCTATACCAGTAGCGTTGTGAATCTGTGACTCTGTGGCGATGTCCTTGAGTGCATAGAGGTATGCCGCTGCGTAGTTGGCATGGAGAATAGCCACGACTGGGGACTTGTCTTGCTGCGCTGCCGTAGCATATCGAGCAGATTGACGAACGAGCTTCTCGATGGATTTGTTCAAACCCCTCGTCTTGTTCTGCATCATTAGGAAGAGAACAAAGATGGCAGCTATCAGGTAGAGGTACATCTCTTACTTTACCTCAAGAAAGTTTTGACAGTCCCGCATCGTCTTCACATGGTCACCTTCATCGTCTCGAACTCGGGTAAAAACGTCGTACAAGTTGTTGACATCGTCATAATAGTTGGCAGCCACAACTGGGGGTTTCTCGAGTGAGAGGCTCGCTTTGTTTTGTTTGAGGAATTCATCATAGGTATGATAGGCATGTTCCTCCACCTGTTCAGATAGATTGTAGGCCATCCTCGGTGACACCACATATAGAAGGCATGTCAACCAGTAGTATGCAAAGGCTGAGTGCTGTGCGAAAAATCTGTCAACGAAGCGCTCATCACCACCCAAGTCTTCCATGATGAGAAGGTGGTGGTACTCGTTCATTGTCTGTGCGAAGTGTGTCTCCAAGAAGTCAGCCTTTCGCCACACACCTAGGGACTCATACAAGTGTAGAATTGAGACAAATGAAAAGTAAGGGACACGGGCGACCGTCTCGAGGACATAGAACCGAGCGTAGTCCCGATCCTTGTACACTCTGTCGATGACATTTACAGCTGTCCCGACAACAGCCTTATTGATACGCTTCTCAAATTTGCGAGCAGTATTCACGTGAGGCTTAACAGAGGCTAGGGTGAGCATATACTCCTAAGTAAAGAAAAGAGTTTCGTATTTTTTAAGCAAAATGGATCATCTTCAGAAATTAAAAAAGTATCTCCTTGACCAGCATGGTTTTGAACTCCCTGATGGTTGGGAAGTCAGGTACTCCCAGAGACGTAAAGAAGGAGCTCGACCCGATCCATATTACTACGGACCGGACCACGATAAGAACAATCTTTCTTCACCTCTAAGATCGATCCCAAATGTGGAGCAGTATCTCGGTCTTTCTCAAACAACTCAAAAGTTACCGGATGCCTCTCACATATACATTCTCACAACAGACTCCTTCCCTGAGGTGAAAATCGGCGAATCGGTACATCCTAATCAAAGAGTTCGTGAACTTAACACAGCTGTTCCATACAAGTTTAAAATCTATAAAACATTCAAATCTCCATTCCCAATGATAAAAAACAAAACCACCACGTCTTCATGCAAGACAAAGAAACTTGAGGACATTTTTCATGCTCGTTACGCACATGTCCGTGCACCCAATGGTGAATTTTTTGATATAGACCCAGACACGGTTATAGATGAATTTGGAGTGGATATTGATTATCTAACCAGGTGCCAAGAGCAAAGACCTGAATTGGCCGATGAGTATCTTGACTTGATGTTAGAAGAGGCAAAACTTAAAAGTAAGTTGGACAAAATGAGGACCTAAGTTAGAGTTTTGAGTTGTAATAAAATCAAGAAAATATGGAGAGTGTCCAAAAACTCACCCACATCGAACACATTCTCAAGAGACCTGACTCGTATGTCGGTCCAGTCGAGCAGGGTACCGAACCCTACTGGATCCTCGATGGTGACAAGTTCTCCAAGAAGAACCTCAAGTACTCCCCAGCTCTCTTGAAAATCTTTGATGAAATCCTCGTCAACGCCATCGACCGCAATTCTCTCCATCCCAAACATGTGAGTTCCATCTCCGTCGCCATCGACAAGGATGTGGGTTCAGTGACTATCGAGAATAATGGCCCCCTAGGTGGTATCGGTGTTCGCATGCATGAGAAGGAAGGTCTCTGGAACCCCGAACTCGTCTTTGGTCATCTCCTCACGAGTACCAACTATGACGACTCTCAAAAGAGGATTGTCGGGGGTCGCAATGGCTACGGTGCCAAGTTGGCGAACATCTACTCTACCGATTTTTCCGTCATCATCAAGGATCATGAGACGAAGCAGACCTATACTCAAAAGTGGTCGAAGAATATGACCGTCTGTGACCCACCAAAAATCAAAAAACATTCGGGTGCCACATCATCCGTCTCTATCACTTTCACACCCGAGTGGAAGAGGTTTGGAATGTCCAAGATGGACGATACCATCTACAACATTTTCCAGAAACGAGTTTGGGATGCGAACATCTGTACGACTCAGAACTGTAAAGTGAAGTTCAACGGTGATGTTCTCCCCAAACAAAACTTTGAAGCCTATGCCAAGATGCATGAAGGTGTTCAAGAAGTTGCCTCTGTGACTGGAGACCGTTGGTCGGTGTGCATTGGACCCTCGGAGAATGGACTCGAGCAAGTCTCTTTCGTCAATGGCATCTGTACCATGAAAGGTGGTACCCATGTCGACCATGTCGCCAACCACATTGCCAATGGAATCATCGATGACATGGCGAAGAAGATTAAGCTGAAACCTCAACAGGTGAAGAACGCTTTTACCATCTTCGTGAAGGCAACCCTCGAGAACCCAACCTTCTCGAGTCAGGTAAAGTCTGAGTGTACTTCGAAGGCTCCCGACTTTGGTTCGAAGTTTGAACCCCCGAAGAACTTTGTGAAGAATGTTCTCAAGACTGGTATCGCCGATGAACTCACAGCACTCTCGAAGTTCAAGGAGATGAAGGAACTCAAGAAGACTGATGGAGCCAGAAAGTCTAAGATTACTGGTATCCCCAAACTGGATGACGCGAACAAGGCTGGTACGGCACAATCTGGGAAGTGTACACTCATCGTGACGGAGGGTGACTCGGCAAAGACTCTCGCTGTCGCTGGCCTCTCTGTGGTGGGTAGAGACCACTATGGTGTCTTCCCCCTCCGTGGTAAATGTAAGAACGTCAGGGACTCTTCGGTGGCACAGTTGACCTCCAACCAGGAGTTCAATGACCTCAAGAAGATTTTGGGACTTCAGCAGGGTAAGGAGTACACGAGTGTGTCCGAGCTTCGGTATGGTCGTCTCATGATTATGACTGACGCGGATAACGATGGAAGTCACATCAAGGGTCTCATCCTCAACATGATTCACTACTTCTGGCCGAGCCTCCTCAAGTTGAACTTTGTGGTTTCGATGGTAACACCAATCATCAAGGCAACCAAGGGTTCTGACACCAAGTCTTTTTACACCGACTCAGCTTTCAGAACATGGTACGGTTCGGGGAAACAGGGGTGGAAAATTAAGTACTACAAGGGTCTCGGTACTTCCACGAGTGCTGAGGCTCGTGAATACTTCAAGAAGATTCAAGACCTCACTGTGAAGTTTGATATGGATACGATGACAGATGACTCCATCGTTCTCGCATTTGATAAGAAGAAGGCGGATGCACGTAAGTCTTGGCTTCTCGAGAGTACTGCCAAAGATGCTGACCAACTCGAGATACCTTATGGCAACGTAAAGCAGTTGGATATCACTGACTTTGTACACAAGGACTTAGTGAACTTCAGTCTCGCAGACCTCAAGCGCTCTATCGCCCATGTGGCAGATGGACTCAAACCTTCCCAACGTAAGGTCATGTACTCGTGTTTCCAGAAGAATCTCACCGCAGAAATGAAGGTGGCGCAGCTGGCAGCCTATGTGGCTGAGAAGAGTGCGTATCACCATGGTGAAGTTTCCCTCGCGGAGACGATTGTGAAGTTGGCCAACGACTACATGGGTTCGAACAACATCAATCTCCTCGAACCTTGTGGTCAGTTCGGTACACGTTTGATGGGTGGTAAGGATGCGTCTCAGACGAGGTACATCTTCACGAAGCTTACCAAGGAGGCTCGAAAACTCTTTGACCCTAAGGATGACGCCATCCTCAATTACTTGGACGATGATGGTCGTTCCATCGAACCAGACTTTTACATGCCGACCCTACCTATGGTTCTCGTGAATGGGACGGAGGGTATTGGGACGGGGTTCAGTTGCTATGTGCCACCATTCAACCCCGATGACATCAAGGAAAACATCAAGCGGGTATTGGGTGGTGAAGAGCTTGTACCTATGAAACCATGGTTCAGGGGTTTCAAGGGTAAAGTGTACAAGGATGAAGGTGGTCTTTGGGTGACTGAAGGTACGTGGAGAGACACTGGCTCCAGACTCAAAGTGTCAGAACTCCCTCCAGGTCGTTGGACTCAGGATTACAAGGAGTATCTGGATGGTCTCGTCGAGAAGAAGATGATTACGAGCTACACAAACAACAGTACCACCGAGGATGTTGACTTTGAAATCTTTGGGTACAACGGTAAAGACCTGGTGAAAGATCTCAAGATGAGGAAGACGTTCCATGTCTCCAATATGCACCTGTTCCACCCCACAAAGGGAATCCACAAGTACGAGAGTCCCGAGGAGATTCTTCAAGACTTTGTGGAGTTGCGACTCGAACACTACAAGAAGAGAAAGGCGCACCTCATCGATGTTCTCGAAAAGAGGGCTGAGATGTGTGGACACAAGTCAAAGTTTGTGACGATGGTCATCGAGGGAAGGTTGGTGGTGTTCAAGAGGAAGAAGGTGGACCTAGAGAAAGAGATGTCTGCGACATTCCCGAAGATTGATGGTTCGTGGGATTACCTTCTCAACACGAAGACAGTCGAGTACACAGAAGAACGCGTCAAAGCGCTCATGGACGAAGCGAGACAGGCGAACGTAGAACTTGAGCGTATGTTGAAGACAAGTCACGTGACAATGTGGAAAACGGATATTAAAAATATGTGAGTAGTAGATAGATATGGGTGAAGCCGCTAAAATTTCCCTGAAGGCTATTGGAAAGCAGGATACACACCTCCTTTCCAAAGACCCTAAAGATTCTTTATTTAAATACAGACTCGACCAATTTTCGAATTTTATGAAGATACATAAAAGTAGAGTGGTGACAAAACCTGCGACAAGTACTTCATGGCCGTTTGGTGAAGTGATAAAAGTTGAATACAATCCAAATCAGATGGAAGATTTATTAAGCGATATGTGGATTAAAATAACATTACCAAAACTTGATAATACCACTAACTACCCCGATCAAGTGTCATCGCATATCATTAAGGGTATAACAATGTTTGTTGATGGTATAAAACTAGAAGAATTGACTGATGACTGGAACTTTATGTATAACGAACTTTACCTAAATGATACCCAACATGAAGCGAATCAATTACTCACCAATAATGGTTTTGAATATACATATTTTGGGTCACAGGGAGGTACTCTGGGCTACTTGAAACGAGATATTCTCATACCACTTCACTTTTTCTTTTCTAGGAAGTATGACAGTGATGATAACAGGCCCTGTTTTCCATTATGCTCGATTTATCGCCAAAAGATAACATTCGAAATTACATTTCATAAACAGTCATTCTTTACAGACTTTTCTAGCACTATCGCTTTACCCGAATTTACCATCATAACGGAAGAGATTAAGTTGGAACCCGAAGAACGTTTGTATTTGAAGTCATCGCAACACACGTTTCAAACGGACATTGTATACAAACATAGTCAGGAATCAACGGAAATTGATAAGCGTAAGTTCAAGATGAATTTTTCAACAAATAAACCTATTAAAGTCTTCCATTGGTTTTATAGGAAAACTCAATTCGAGAATGAGAATGACACTACAAAATACAAGCTCCGTTTTAATTTTACAAGTAGCAACACACCTTTCATACGTACAGATGGTAGCGCTAATGAAATAGTAGATAAAATTGACATCTTTCTCAATGGAGAATCCGTGCAGTATGTATCAGGAACTCGAAATCATCGTTATTTCAAGTATTATACTCCATATGAATGTGGTCTAAACACACCAACCACACACATTTATACGTACAACCTATCACTTTCACCGTCAAAATATCAAAACTCTGGTATTATCGACTTTAGTAAGATAACTTCTGATAAGAGTTTCATAGAGACTCAACTTCACAACACACTCAGCCTTTCCGAGACGTATCAAATGCATGTATACTATGTAGCTTATAGTAGTTTTAATTTTAGAGATGGTTTCATGAATATTTCGAATTAAAAAAATACAGGTATAAGTATATATGTTACTGAGTACACGTGGAGCTCAGGATACATTTATAACAGGAAATCCAACGCGGAGTCATTTCCTGAGTGTTCACAAACAACATACCCCATTCTATAAGACATTGTATCCTACAGAATCGGAGAGTCCGACAACGTTTGGTTCTCTCAT